ATTTCATGAAACCGGCTGGCATTTATGTTTGCCCAAAATGCGGATTTAAACCACTGAACGGTGAGGATGTCGAGGTTGACAACACCCGCAGGCTAAAAAAAATGGGTAAGAAGGATCGGATGCCTACCCAGGCAGAAAAACAGGCATGGTGGTCGCAAATCAAATACTACCAGATCGAGCGAGCCACCCAAGGTAAGACTGTGACGGATGGCTGGTGTAGTCATACCTACCATGACAAGTTCGGGTCGTGGCCCAATGGATTGCATGATACTCCAATGCAGATCACGCCGGTGGTGAGTGGTTTCATTAAGTCCAAACGAATTGCCTTTGCCAAAGCTCGGCAAAAAGCGGGAGAGCCTCGTGCCAAACAACCCAAAGCGGATTTTGCCTTGATCCCCCCCGCTGGATCTGATCCCACTCCACAACCCGTTCTTAACGGCCGTGCGCACCTTGCCCGCAGTGCTGAACTATTACGCCACATGCAACAAGGGAGAAATGCATGAAAACGGTTGATGCCGTCCGGGGCCGCTGGCCGGAAATTTTTCAATACTATGGTCTTCCGCCAGTGACCGGTAATAAACACTGGCCGAAGGAATGCCCCATTTGTGGAAAAAAAGGAAAATTTCGCATTGATGACAAAGGGGATGAACGGGGCGGTAACGGGACGTTTATTTGTAGTTGTAACCAAGGGGATGGCTGGCGACTATTGGAATTAACGCAAAATAAACCTTTCCGGATACTGGCTGATGAAATTGATGCTTTGCTGGGTAATGAGTATCAGAAAGAGGCGAAACCGGCACCGGCTCAAAAAACCGATATTCAGAAACAGCGTGAAAAAGTCATCAGTAAATATGCGTCATTGACCTTATTACGCGGCACCGATGCCGAACGATATTTACAGGCTCGGGGCATAAATTGCCTGCCATCGGAGAATATTCGTTATTGTGACCATCAGCGGGCACAGGGGAAGATATTCCAGGCCATGTATGCATTAGCCACTGATGACAAAGGAAAGCTCTGTTATCTGCACAGAACGTTATTAGATGGTGATCGCAAGGCCAGTATTTTAGAACCAAAAAAGACGCTTGGACAGCAAGAAGGAAATTACCTGAGCTTTGCCAGCTCAGTGGCGATCCGCATGTTTCCGGTTGCTTCAACATTGGGCATCGCTGAAGGCATAGAAACAGCTCTGTCCTGTAAGCAGATTTACGGGGTTAATACCTGGTCAACAATAAATGCCGGGTTCATGGAAAAATTCAGGGTGCCAATGGGCGTGAAGCATTTGATAATTTTTGCTGATATGGATAAGAACTCGGCCACTGGTCATGCGGCCGCCTTTGCCTGCGCGCGGGGAAACCTCAATGCAATAAATGATCTCGAAAAAGTCACAATTCGCTGGCCGGATAATGGGGACTTTAACGACATGTTGATTAATGGCGATCAGGTCAGAGAACAAATTTTCCTGAAGAAAAAGAAGGAGGCGGCATAATGCGTGATATTCAATTGGTGCTTGAGCGCTGGGGTGGCTGGGCAGCAAGCGGCGAAAATAGTGAGGTTGATTGGTCGCCTATCGCTGGTGGCTTTAAAGGCTTATTGGCTCGCACTTCGAAATCACGGCTTTCATGTTGTGACAATGACGGCATGATTATTGATACCGCGGTAGGCATGCTAGGCAAAGTGAATCGCTCCGACGAAATGGAGATTATTGGTCTCCATTACATGCACGGTATTTCAAAGTCCTGCATTGCCCGTTGGCGGAAATGCTCAGAAGGGAAAATCCGGCAAGAGATTATGATCGCCGAAACGTTTATTGATGCCTGTATCATAATGACCGGCGCGCGCCTTGAAATGGACGACTGGACACAAAAAATAAAAATAGTAAAAGTGGCATAAACGGCTATTCGTTACGAATTTTAGTCACTATTATGCTAAGACTGATTACTGAGTCACGTAGCTTACGCAATCAAAAGACCTCGGCCAAAAGCTGGGGTTTTCGCATTTTAATAAACAAAAAAGTTTATAAACCCCTTGCAAGTATAAACAAAAATGTTTATACTGATTTCAAGTTAAACAAACAAGGGAGAGGCGGTGAAGCAAAGCGAGTTTCGTAGGTGGCTCGCAAGTCAGGGAGCAGAATTTGAGAACGGTGCAAACCATTTAAAAATCTTCCTGAACGGCAAGCAAACTACAATGCCACGGCATCCATCACACGAGATACCGGAGCCGCTAAGAAAAGCAATTCTCAAGCAGCTAGGCATTAAATAACAAACCGGCCCTTCGGGGCTGGTTACTCGCAAAAGGTTCATCGTGATGAATATGCGATATCCGGTAAAATTTGATAGCGATGAAACCGGCTGGGCGGTGATATTCCCAGATATACCCGAGGCATTAACGGGTGGAGCTACCAGGGCCGAGGCGCTAGCAATGGCGCAAGACGCCCTGGTAACCGCGTTTGATTTTTACTTTGAAGACCGGCGCCCCGTTCCGCCGCCCTCAACAGAAGGTGAAGAGTTCGTTGATGTTCCGGCCGGTGTGGCGGCTAAAGTCTTACTGCTTAACGCCATGCTGGAAACGAAAACAAGCAACGCTGACCTAGCCCGGTTGTTGGGTACGCGCCCGCAAGACGTGCAACGGATCGTAAATCTTGGCCATAACACCAAGATCGATACTATCGAAAGCGCCTTAAGGGTACTCGGTAAGCGTTTAGAAATTACAGTAAGTTAACGGCTCATTTTAGGTATGTGGCTGCACTTCTGTGCGGCCTTTCTGTTCCATGTCACGGAAAGTCATAGTAAAAAGTGGTTACCATGCTGATCCAAAATAATTGTTTTTTGGAGTACGGTAATGAGCATCACATATTTAGAAATGCAAGATGCGATGAGAAAACGCCAAGATAAATTAGACTCTGATCGTAATATTTTGAATAAAGAAGCAAAAATGCTATTTTCTTCTTATAAACAGTCCCTTTCTCTTGGTGCCACTACTTACATTTCTAATGGTAGTAATAAACAAAACAAAGTTACAGATATCGGCATCATTAAAGATGGAAGGTTCATTGCTAAAGATCCTTCAGAAGTAGCATTAGGTGATGATAATATATTGACTTTATGCATAAAAACTGACGTGGTTCAATTTCCTGAGACATATAAACCAAGGCCTATACTGGTTTTATTTCAAATGCATTTAGATGAAGACAGAGTTGGTGTCTTTTTACACGATAGTAAAGAATTACGCGAAATTTCAACTAGTATTCAAGATGCTGGAAAATATGTTGAACTCGCTGAGTTGATAAAACGTATTGTCCTCAATAAAATATCTATTTTGAATTGAATTAAAAAGCTACCATATAAGGTTACCTTTGGGTGGCCTTTTTTTATTTCTGCGCAATAAAGAGCGCGTCTCTTATGGGCCGGCTCATAACCCACTCTCATTCGAACAATGGCGCGCTCTTTATTGCGGTGAATTCAATCCGGCATTAGCCGGTTTTTTTATGCCCTCAACGAGGACAATAACAACAGGGGGCACAATGTCCGATCCGGCTACATCGACCGTTATCACGGCGACACTCACCGGCGCGACGCTATTTGGCGCTGTGACGCAGACAGATTATGGAATTGTTTTCGGCGCGTTCGCGGGCGCCGTTTATTACGTGGCTACCGCTGACGATGTGCCGCTGTTCCGGCGCGGTTGTTATTTCCTGACATCGTTTATTGTCGGGGTGCTGGGTGCTGGCATAGCCGGTGACAAATTAATGGCCTGGACTGGCTACAACAAACAAACGCTGGCTCCGCTGGCAGCGGTAATCGTCTCAGCGCTGGCGATAAAATCTCTCGCGTGGCTTAACGCACAATCACCGTTCGAGTGGTTATCTCGTATGTGGGGTGGCCATGGCTAAAGACCCAGCGGTCCTTATTAACGTTGCGCTCTGCGCCGTTATCACATTGCGCCTGATGTTTTTTCGAAAACCGGGCGCGCGTCATTCATGGTGGGCGAGTTGGCTGGCCTATTTGTTGATCCTGGCCTACGGCAGCATCCCCATTAAATTTGCGTTCAGCGAATACAGCGGGACGCATATCGAAACCCTAATTGTCAACCTCGCCATGCTCGCCCTGGTAATTCGTGCGCGCGGGAACGCGGCTAAGCTATTTTCGAGAAAAATATGAATCAAACCCAATTTCAAAAGGCGGCTCGCATCAGCGCCGAGCTGGCCGCGCGCTGGTTTCCGCATATCGATGCTGCGCGCCAGAAGTTCGGCATCACGAAAATTGAAGATGTCGCGATGTTTATTGCGCAGTGCGGACACGAAAGTGAAGGTTACACGTGCATTAGTGAAGATTTGGATTATTCGGTGCAATCACTGATCCGCGAATTCGTCCCTAACCACATGACGATGGGCCAAGCAAAAAGCCTAGGGCGTGGACTGACAGAAAAAACATTGCCGTTGCCGCGTCAGACCGCCATTGCCAATCTGGCTTATCACGGAAGAAACGGAAATAAAGCGGCCGGCGACGGTTGGAAATATCGCGGGCGGGGGCTGATTCAAATCACGTTCCTCGATAACTACCTGGCATGCGGGCGTGCCATTGGCGTCGATCTGGTAGTCAACCCGGCGCTCTTGCAAGAAGACCAATATGCCGCCGAGTCTGCCGCCTGGTTTTACGCATCCCGCGGTTGTCTCAATCACCCGGGCGACGCAGTGCGCGTTACCCAGATCATCAACGGCGGCCAGAATGGCGTTGAAGACCGGATCGCCCGGTACAAGGTCGCGCTGACCGTCCTGAACGCATGAAGGAAACCCAAATGAAGGCGCTTTCCTGGCTGTTGTTACTTATTCCACCCCTGTTCCAATATTTCAAAAAGGCAAAATCCATGGATAACCCATCCGCAATACCTGTTCAGACTCAAGCTCAACCCCAGTTACAAACCCAAGCGCCGGCCCCTACGTTTGCCGGTACAGTCGCCGCCATCGGGGAAGCCGCGCAAGTCGCCGCGCTGATCCCTGGCGCAGCGCCGATCGCTAACACCGTTGCAGAAACAGCCCAAACAATCCAGGCCGTCGAACCTGCTATTGATAGCGTCCTGACCGCATTACTGCCGCTGTTAATCGCCGCTGGCCATAATATCGGAGCCGAATGGACCCATCTGGTCGGCGCCGCTAAGACCGTAGCCAAATAGAATTTGAGCACCCCCGTTTTGGGGAGCGCAAAAAAACGCCATATTTTTGAACCGAGGTAAAAATGAGTCAAATTCAATTAGCCATCCAGGCGAATTCTCAGCCGG